GCACAGTGGACCAAGAATTATCTTGGTGCAATATGCAGGAATATTGTGCGTGGTGTCGTGCACACGGCATCACATACACAATGCCGGATAAAAGTAGCGATATGGTCAACTTTATATCACTCGGAAAAGCCTCTTTATGTAAACGCTCTTTTCGTGTCTTAGAAGTTGATACCGTCGTGAACGAATCTGGCCGCATTGTACTGGCCCCCATCGAAGTTGAATCAATCCTTAAATCGTGGCACAACTTGCACAAACCTCAGGAAGACGAGTGGCTTGTTGTGCGTAATAATATTACACAAGGATTGCGTGAGTTAGCTCGACATGACCGTAGTGTTTTCGATCCTATTGTTATGGCTTTGCGTAGCGCACTCATGAGTATGGGTAACGAAGCTCCATACATTGAAGAGGTTTCCTGGTCCCACGAGCGTTGGCAGCTCGATATCCAGGATAGGTATAATGTCAAACCTGAGAATAACACAACTCTCGCAGATGACATCAATGAGTACATCCGTGGTATGTGGGATGATTAGACTCCATGAATGTTTACATATTTACATATTTGCATTTTTATATTTATTTAATCACTTGTTGTACAATATATATATTAGAATGAATCGACGGAATGCTTTTAGCAGTCGTTTTATTGTGCTACCTAAGGGCTGTGCACTTTAACCCCGGATCACACGGGTGTCAATTAATGGTGATACATAAACATTTGTATATACACATACACACGGTTGAGGATAACGTGTATAATCATATCCTCATTCAGCGCAGTTACCAAGCAATAGATTAATCAACTATTGCCCAGGGGCGTTGTCTTAGTTGATGTACCAAAACATCACCCTTATTTAAGGGAGTTTGACAAACATTGATTTTCCCCTTGATACACAGTGGTTCCACGTGTATACGAGTTAAATAACCGAACCAATATTACATTTACAAATAATATACAGCGTGAAAATACGCAACAGACTGTCAGCTTTACTGACAGAGCGGCGGCGGCGCTTAGTACCGTCAACAATCCGCTGGAATCCACTTTTATGTTGGCGGACACTTCAGATAGAGTTGAGAGTTTTTTCGAACGACCTCAAGTTATATTTACTGAAGAGTGGAGTCCCGGTGTGACTTTCCACCAAACCATCGATCCTTGGTCTCTGTTTTTTGAGAATCCACGTGTCATGGAGAAACTTACGAATTTTTATTTGCTTCGCGCACAACTACATATAAAAATAGTAGTTAATAGCAGTCCCTTTTATTATGGTCGCCTTATGGCTTCATATAATCCAATGGCATTTATTGATTCGTATACGTTTTTCCGTCCAGGCACGCAAGCTGATTTTATACAAGCAAGCCAAAGACCGAGTGTTGTTATTAACCCAGCCTCAGACGAGGTTGCAGAGATGATACTGCCATACGTTTATCCACGTAGTGCGTTAGTTATCCCTGAACAAGAGTGGAAGAATATGGGTACTTTGACCATAGCAGATTTGAATATGCTACAAAATGCAAATGCTGTAGCTGATCCGATTACTATTACAGTATTTGCGTGGGCAACTAATGTCTCATATTCCCAACCGACTTCAGTTCCTATTCCCGTTCAGGGTGAACTGGAAGACACCCATCCGTCTGGTGTTATCTCAGCACCTGCGAGTAGTTTGGCTAGGTATGCTTCAATGTTAGGTGATGTACCCCTCATTGGTAAGTATGCGAAAGCCACTTCCTTAATGGGAAATGCCGTGTCAGGTGTAGCCAGTCTTTTTGGCTATTCCAAACCACGACAAACTGCTCCACATATATCGGCTGTTCTTGATACCAATCGCCGTTTTACCAATTACAATAACACAGATTTGTGTGAAACCCTTGCTTTGGACCAAAAACAAGAAGTTACCATAGATCCACGTGTTACTGGATGCGATGGTGGGGACCAGATGGCACTTGTTCCCTTGGCTAAACGTGAATCTTATTTACACACGTTTACCTGGGACACATCGATGCCACCTCAAACGTTACTTTTTAACTCTCCTGTCACACCATTATTATATGGTGTTGATGGTGACCAGGTGTTCTTCACTCCAATGGGATGGGTTTCATTACCTTTCCGTTATTGGCGTGGTTCATTAAAGTTTCGTTTTGAAGTTGTAGCCTCTAAGTTCCACCGAGGCCGCTTACGTGTTATGTATGATCCTGCTTATCAAGCCACCAATGAGTATAATACCAATTATACAAAAATTATTGATGTTGCTGATGGAGCTGATTTTACAATGCAGGTAGGCTGGGGACAAGGTATGCCGTATTTACCAGTCCCTTATAGCGACTTACATATAGCCCCCTTTTCTGGTGATGCTATCACATCAAGAATTGGTGGAGCTAATGGAATTATTTCTATGTTTGTCGTTAATTCCTTAACTACCCCAAATGATGCTGTATCGAATGTACAGATCAATGTTTATGTCTCAGCTTGTGATGATTTCGAAGTTCATGCCCCAAACGCAGGGAATTTGGAAGGTTTAATTGTTAATCAAAACCCAACAAATCCTATTGCCCCAATTGAACCACCCGGGACATCACCCCCTGGTTTTGACAGTGAATACGGTAGTTATGTCCATTACGTCCAACCATTATA